ATGAACGTTTGTAATCCCGCAGTGCGGCTCGGCCTGCTGCCCGCCGGCATCGCGCTGGCGCTGGCGCCGGCCTTTGCTTCCGCTCAGGAAGCAAAGGCCACGACCGACCTGGACCGCATTTCGGTCACCGGCTCGCGCATCCGCCAGGCGAGCATGGAAACCGCGCAGCCCGTGATCGCGCTGCAGCGTGCCGACATCGAGAAGCAGGGCTTCACCAGCGTCGGCGACATCGTGCAGAACCTGTCGGCGACCGGTTCGCCGGCCATCAGCCGTGCCGATGCCCTGACCTCGGGCGAAGAAGTGGGCGGCCAGTACGTCGACCTGCGTGGCCTGGGCCCGGAGCGCACCCTGGTGCTGCTGGACGGCAAGCGTGCCGACACCTACAGCGCCCGCCGTCTGGCTTCGCTGCTGGCTGGCGTACGCGACCTGAACCAGCAGGCCTATGAACCGGTTAACGTTGCGCTGGCGCGTGAACTGGCGCGTTACGTTGAATATGAAGCCGGGTATCAGTTGGACCTGTTCAGCAGCATCATCCCTGAGCAGATACTGAAACACGTTCCGCTGCAAAGCATCGCACCCGAGCAGGTTTATGCCGCAGCAGTGGCACAGCCGTTTCAGGGACGATTGCTGAAAGAGTGGGGCCAGAAGCTTGAAGCCGACCGGCTGGACAAAATCACCAACGCTGTGCGCTCCGGTTTCCTCCAGGGCGAAACGGTAGAGCAGATTGTCCGGCGCGTTGCCGGCACGCCGAAACTCAACCGTGAAGATGGTGTGATTAACGCCTCCAGGCGCGACCTGGCTATAGTGACCCGCACCGCAGTAAATCATATGGCCGCCACGGCGCGCCAGGAGTTCGCTCAGACCAACAGCGATATCGTGAAGGCCAAGCAGTGGTCTTCCACCCTGGATACGCATACCAGCCAGTGGTGCATCATCCGCGACCGCAAACTCTACACGGTCGACGCCAAGCCGCTGGGGCATGTGGTCCCGTACCTGCGCGGCCCCGGTAAAATCCACTTCTGCTGCCGCTCCGGCGAAATCCTGATTACCAAATCGTGGGAAGAATTGCAGATAGCCTCTGGCGAGCTTAGCAAAGCTACGCGCGCATCAATGGACGGGCAGGTACCAGCGCATACCAGTTACGCCGAGTGGCTTGTCCGGCAGCCGTACGCACGGCAGGAGCAGGTACTGGGCGTTACCAGGGCCATGATGCTGCGTGACGGCAAAATCACGGTGCCGGAGATGTTCAACGATGCCGGGGAGTTCCTTACCCTGGACGAACTGCGCCGCGTGGATGCGTCGGCGTTTGAATAACACAACCCTATCAATATCAGGCTGCCTTCGGGTGGCCTTTTTTATGCCTGCCGCTGAGCGGATGCGACGCGGTGACCGGGTCGGATGACCTATTACCAATGGCCGGAAGGCTGGAGCAAAACAATGAAACTCAAACTTGATGCTAACGGCAATGTGGTCGTTGAAAACGGTATGCCTGTGTACGTCCATGACGACGGCAAAGAATTCCCGTTCGACGCAGCCGCAGCGATGACCAAAATCACCTCCCTGAACGGCGAGGCCAAAACCCACCGAGAAGCGAAGGAGCAGGCGGAGGCCGGTCTCGCTAAATTCGCTGGCATCACTGACCCGACCAAGGCGCTCGAAGCCCTGGAGATGATGACCAAAATCGACCAGAAGAAGCTGATCGACGCTGGCGCTGTTGACCAGGTTAAGGCCGAGATCACCAAAGTATTCCAGCAGCAGCTGGACGAAGCGAACGGCAAAACCAAGCAACTAGAAACCCAGCTCTACGACGAGATGATCGGCGGCCGCTTCGGTGGTTCAAAGTTCATCTCCGAGAAAATGGCGATCCCGGCAGAGTTCGTGCGTTCGCACTTCGGCCAGAACTTCAAAATCGAAGATGGCAAGGTCGTTGCCTACGACGGCCAGGGCAACAAGGTGTTCTCCCGAACCAAGCCCGGCGAACTGGCTGGCTTCGATGAAGCGCTGGAATCTCTGGTCGAGTTGCATCCGCAGAAAGACTACATCCTCAAAGCGTCCGGCAACAGCGGCGGTGGCTCCCACCAGTCGCAGCATCAGGCCGGGCAAAAAACCATGAAACGCGGTGCGTTTGATTCCCTAGATAACGCTGGCAAGCAGGCAGCGCTGAAAGACGGCGTCAGCATCGTTGATTAAATCGAAAGGAGCCATAAATGGCAGGCAATACCCTTACTGGTCTGATCCCGACCATCTATACCGCGCTGGACGTAGTGTCCCGAGAGCAAACAGGTTTCATTCCTGCTGTAGCGCGTGACGCGAAAGCGGATGCTGCTGCAAAAGACCAGACCGTGCGTGCGCCAGTCGCACCCGCGGCCACCACTGAAGACATTGTCCCAGGGCCGTCAGCGCCTAATACCGGCGACCAGAATATCAGTGGTGTGGACGTCAAAATCACCAAATCCAAAATGGCCCCGGTGAAATGGAATGGCGAAGAGCAGCTGGCGCTCGGCCCGGCCGGGACTTACAACACCATCCTGGCTGATCAGTTCAAACAGGCGTTCCGCGCGCTGGCGAACGAAGTGGATGCTGACCTCGCTGCACTATACCTCAACTCATCTCGCGCGGTTGGCACGCCGAAGGATACTCCGTTTAGCATCAAAGATGACCTGTCCGATGCAGCGCTGGCCCGCCAGATTCTGACCGATAACGGCGCACCAACTACGGATATGCGCATGGTACTGGGCGGCGAAGCGATGGCGTCCATCCGCGGCAAACAATCCGTGCTGTTTAAGGCGAACGAAGCTGGTACTGACCAGTTGCTGCGCGAAGGTGTCATCGGTCGCATCATGGGCTTTAACCTCCATGAGTCCTTCAGCATTAAGCGCACCGCGAAAAGTTCTGCGGCTGGCTATAAGGTTAACGGCGCCAAGAAAGAGGGCGACATCATTGTTGCTATCTCTGCTGGCACTGGTGGTATTGCTGCTGGCACAGCAGTGAAATTCGATGGCGATGACAACCAGTATCTGGTTGTGGCGGCCACTTCTTCAAGCATCACCATCAGCTCGCCAGGCCTTCGTGAGGATCTTGCAGACCAGGCCGCTGTCACCGTGTTGAGCGAATTCACGCCAAACATGGCGTTTGACCGCGGGGCATTCCTCCTCGCCAGCCGTACCCCGGCGATGCCAGAAGGTGGCGATACTGCTGATGACGTCATGAACGTGACCGATCCGGGCTCCGGTATCACCTTCCAGGTAGCGCTGTACCGTCAGTATCGTCAGGTGCGTTACGAGGTCGGTCTGGCATGGGGTGTAGCTGCTGTGGCACCTCGTCACTCCGCGATCATCATGGGTTAACCACTGGGGCTTCGGCCCCTTTGTTTTCAGGAGGCCCAATGGCCGGATTAACCAAAGAGCAGCGCGCGCAGCGTGAGGCTGAAAAGCTCGCAGCGCAGAACGGCGCTGAACAAACTCCTGCTCAGCAGGGCCAGCAGCAGGGCCAGCAGCAGGGCCAGCAGCAGGGCCAGCAGCAGGGCCAGCCAGGCATTGAATTGATTGTCATGGTGCGCGATACCCCAGAGTTCCCCGGCGGTCCGCTGAGCGCTGAGGTTCACCCTGACGAGGTGGATAACTGGCTGGCGCTGGACTGGCGTCTGGAGGAGTAACCATGCTGGTTGCCGATCCCAATTCGCCTGATTTCAACAGCTACGCCAGCGTTGTCGACCTGCGCGCGTTCGCAATGGGGCGCGGATATACCGTTCCTGCCGATGATGGCGAATGCGGTCAGATGCTGGTGCAGGCTATGGATTATCTGGAAGGGAAGGTCTGGCGGGGCCAGCGCTCCAGCACATCGCAGCCGCTATCGTGGCCGCGTACCGGTGTGCGTTTCGATGGCGTTGATCTTCCGGATAACAGCATCCCACAGCGCCTGGTTGACGCGCAATGCCGCCTGGCTATCGAATCGCAGGAGATTGACCTAACGCCTTCGGTTGCTGGTGGCGGGGCTGTGGTCATGGAACGCGTTGAGGGTGCTGTCACTGTCCAGTACGAATCGGGCACGAACAAG